TACAGGATTAACCCAGTTTCTACTACTACTTAAAAAATAACCGCTTACAGTTATCATATTAGAAGTTTGATAATCTTCGTTAAACGAAGTTAATGTCATATAGTCACTAGAGTCACATATATAAGGATATCCGTTAGGCTGTGGTACTGTATTGTTTAAACCTCTTTTAACTCCTGGAAAGTTACTTAAGAATCTATTTCCAGTTTCGGCAAATGAACTAGTATTAAAATTATAACTACTACCGTTATTAGGATCTATTACTGCCGGGAATACTTCTAACTCATGTGTTGCTAAATCAGAATATACTGTTACCGAACTACTGATAGAAGTAGAATATTGTTCACCAAATTTTATTTCAAATGTTTTTACTGCATTAACTTTATCTGTACTACCTAAAGTTTTCCAGTTATTATCGTATGATAATTTTGTTTGTAGTAGTCTAGAAGGATCGAATACAGCAACGCCGGACGGATTAGGTACCTGTGTTATACGGTTAAGTCTTGTGGAACTTCCTGACTCATAAATGTCCATAACATAACTATATTGCGGGTTACCGGTAGTAACACTTCCAGATACTACATAAGGTAAATAAGTATATGCTGCATTAGGAGTGGTTGGTTTTTGTGTTATAGAAATAGCCATTATCTACTTAATCTTTGGTTACTGTATTTAAAGTTAATTACATACTGAAATAGTTTATCTCTATTTCTCTTTTGATTCCATCTATACTCTCTGTTTAAAAGCACTATAGGTATAAACTTACCGTTTTCTTGTATGTAAACATCACTGCTGTCGAATAACTGGGTTAACCAGTCACTAGTCTCTTTATTTACATAGTCAGTAGTTATTGAAAAAGTATCTTGGTAGTTTGTATAGTATTGCTTAGTACCTCTACGGCTTATATCGTAAGTAGATTCATAATTACTAAAATCTTCCATTACTTTATCGTAAGTTTCTCTACCTACTCTAGTATTTTTTCTTATAGGATTACCTATAGTATAATAATCGTAGTATCCGTAATTATTTACAAATACAAAAGTTGTTTCTTCACCGTTACAAGGTCTTTCTCTCTTAAAAGTAGTTAAAGGTGTACCTGAACCAGATATAGTACAGTATATATATTCCCAGTCGTTATTTTCAAAGTAAGTACCGAATAAAGCACTACCGCTACCAATTGCATATTGGTATAATTCATAATCAGCTCCTGCTAAAGCACCGGTATCTCCTTCATGTATGGTTGTTCCTGAAGCACTTACAAATTTTACTCTCATTTCTTGATCACCTCCTATAGAAAATGGAGTTACAAATAATGGTACAGTTACATGATTACCTTGTGATATACTACCGGTTGGTTGATCGGTTAATGCATGAAAAGACCCTGTAGGAGTGTAATTATATGTACCTGCATTAGCATCTACTGATCCTAAGAATACAGATATATCCGAGGTAGAACCGCCGGGATATACAACAGCAGAACTGCTAATACTTGCTCCATAACTTTCACTATAATGTAAAGTAAAAGTTTTAAACCCTTTATTATCTACAGTACCTCCAGGAGTTTTCCAGGCTTGATTATATTCTAAATGATCACTAAGTATTCTAGATACCTCTATAATACCACTCCCGTACTGGTTAGGATAGGCATAAAATCTACCTAATCTAGTAGAACTACCAGTTTCATGTATATCTACTACGTACTGATATTGAGGATTAGTTGCAAGTGAACTACTTAAAGTATATACTAGTTTTGTACCTGTTACGTTGGGTGATGTAGGACTTGCTAATACTGTTACTGCCATTTTATGATGTTAGTTTTATATCTTTAAACAATTCGTCAACACTTACGGTTATATCTTCTGCAGATGCTTTAGCTATCATTTCGTATCCTACTTCATTTAGCACTGTATTGATAGAAGGTACTATAAAAGGTTTAGGTTCTAAACCATGTCTTGCTATAGATATTCTTACCGGGTAAGGTAAACCACTATCTTTACTGATAATAGGTTTTCTAAATTGACCCATCTGGAATAAAGATTCTCTATTAGAAGGGTAAGCAGTTTCAGTACCTTTAACACCACTATCTACAAAATTACCATAGTAGTTCATGTATCTAACAAGACCTAACGAATTATTACCTGTTTTTTCTACTTTGTACTTTATACTTTTACCTAGTTTACTATTACCGCCATCTTTTATGCCTAGACGAGTAAGCCTACTCCTCATAGCAGCGGTTAGTAATCTACCTAAAGCCTCTAAAGATTTTCTTAATTGCATTATTGTGGGTATGAACAGTAATCTAAGTTAAATGGTGTTGTAACATCTACTGTACCAACCCAACCAAATAGTCTATCCTGGAATGCTTCATTGACTGGTACTACAGTGGTAATGTTTACATCGTAATATTGTTGTCTTACCGCCGGTCCAAAATTAAACCAAGCCACTAGATCATATATATACGTTTCAGTATTAGTAACTACATCTAAGTTATTTCCGGAAGATATTTTAGGTATATCTAAACTATAAACCTCAAAATTATAAGTTTTAACTCTTTCTGCTACTACAGCAGATAAAGGTCTCATAAAAATATAAGGATATTTTCTTTCTTGAGAGGATGCATCTAGATAATCTAATGTACCGTGGTCAAAACTTGCTATCTGTAAATGAGCAGTAGCTGCATCTGACCATGCATTAATAACATCTCTATATGTAAGGTTAACGTTAGCCATTATTTAATATTTTCAACTTTTTGTTTGTGTATCATTAACATTCCTGCTATTTGATTGTCGTTATATCCTTTACCTCTTAAGTCTAAGACTCTCTCTCTGTAATATTCTACTACGTGAGGTTGAATGATATCTTCTGTAATAGCTTCTTTCTCAGATACGAAATTTTCTATTTCTTCTTGTATAGTTTTTTTTCTTTTAGCCATAATTGTTAATATTTAGCCATTGCTTTTTTTTGAGCTTTGGCAAGTTCGTTGTTATAGTCTTTATCAATTTCTAAATAATTCAATACCATCATAAAGTTTAAATCTGTTATTGATCGTTTGCCAGATATTGATAATATATTGGATTTAGAGAGTTGGTAAATAACCCCCCACCAGCTCCAGTGTTCTGAGAAAGTGTTTCCAGAAGGTTCTTCTCTTGGGTCATCTTCATCTCCTTGGTTATCTTCCCCTGGGAATAAGCTATAGTTAGCAAATATAGACTTCCTGTTGACAAAAAAAAACTAAGTGCTCCTAAAAATATATGCACTGGAAAGTCTCTAAAGCTTTCTTCTCGTTCTTTTCGTCTATCACTATCATATTCTTCTAACGTGTACCAATCAAAGACATTCTCAACTTTATTGTTAACCATCTTTATGGCCTGTTTTACCTTATACGATAAAGTACCAAAATTATGTTTTTTGATAGGTCGGTAAAGTATAGCAGCAATCTTATGCATATTATTTTCTATATCTTTACAGGAGGTTTCTAAATCAATGTATTCACCGAGTGTTGCCTGTTGCATGTTAGCATATCCTAATAATTCACCATTCCACTCAATGATGCTGTGAAATTCTTGTTTATGGTCGGCAATATTTGCAAATGCATTAACTACTTCTGTTAATGTACCCATTGACCATTTTCTAACTTCATTTACCTCTCTACCCGATATCTTAGATACCGAATGTACCAGTCTACCAAAATTACTTTCTCCTTTATAAGAGTTTATATCCAAATACTTTTGTATGGATATGTAATCTGGTACTTGTAGTTGTAATGTCTCTGTAGTCATGTCTAAAATAAATATCTACGGTGTAGCTTAAAGTTGCTACTTACCGAACCCCACCAAAGGTCGGTCTTATTTGTTGTTTGTTTAATCCTTTTACTCTAATCGGTCTTTGTTCTAAGAACTTAACTCTACTATAATTAGCCATCATAAGCGAATCTATAAAATCATCATGAGCTCCAGACATATGACTAAAACTTAATTTTCCTGTATTGGACAATTTATATGTATATGTCGAAAATTCACTATGTAACTGCGGGCAAAGTTCTTCTGATGGTAGTTCTACTGATGCTGTTTCTATGTCATTAATTAATTTACGTACCATTTCGGTTTTATTTGCCTGATTGGTATGTAGCTGTTTTATTTTCCTAAACTTCGGTTGTATAAGATCATACATACCTCTTCCGATTCCGTTACATTCTATATAACCACCTACTACATTATACTGTCTAAGTATAGAGATAAATTTAGTCGCTATGTTTTGTAAACTATCGTTGTTATATGAATATATACCTAACACCTTTCCAATAGGAGAGAGAAGGGTTAACACACTCATATCATCGGTTAAACCAGTATCTACACCTACATAAACGTCTTGTCCTTTAGGTTCATCGTACTTACCTAAAATACTTACTCTATGAACTCCTACAAATACATCATTAGAGCTATCTTTAAACTCTGCCAGATACTCAGTTGCAAATATATCAGGCGGTAAAGATTTTTTAGCCTCATCTATAAGTGTTTGAGAAATATAAGGACATTCTGTTAGTGGTATCTTATGACTTACTACCTCAGGTTTCATATACCAAGTAAACAGATGATTTTTACCTGCCGGTGTTGATACCATTAAACACTTTTTACCGTTAGGGTTTAAAGTAGGTAATAACACAGTATCTACTACATTCTTTTTAAGGTATGCAAACTCATCTAAGATAAGGTGACTAAATCTAAAACCTCTAATGTTATCTGCCGAATCACTGGATAGAAACTTTATGGTGCTACCATTTATAAACGTTATAGTAGCTTCCATTCTATTGCTAGACTCGATTAAGTCTTTGGCTGCTATTACTATTTGATCTAGTACGTTCTTAGATTGTGAAAATGTAGGTGCACACCATCCTATCTTTTGATTATTTTTAGATAAAGCCCAGTAAAGACAGATATTCATAGCTGCTAAGGTCTTTCCGGAACCACGAGGTGCTACCAAACAACCAAATAAGTCATCGGTATCTACAAATTTATCTATAAATTCTTTTTGTGCCGGAAATGGCGTAAATAAAGTAACCTGCATTATTCATTATCACCAAAGTTAACCTTTATTTCAGATTTTACTTCGGCTTGTATCTTTTGTATATCGTTTCCTGTGTAACGAAATATCTGGTCAATAGCTTTACTATTTACTCTACCGTCTTCGTCATATATATTCTGTTGTAGTTTATCTACGGCTGGACCTAATAGCTTATCTAATCTTTCTTTCCAACCTTCTTGATACATATCTTTTGCTTTAGCCCAATATGCACAATATTGTTGTTCCGAACGGTCATTATATACTTCATGACAATGCTCTACCCACTTCTCTTGGGTTATGGATGGAGTAGTTTCATATCTAAGCCTATAACACTCTTTTGCTCTTAATTCTACTTCTGTTTTCGTATGTCGTTCAGTATTACCCATTAAGTTACCATTATATATTCTTAAATAAATAGCATAGTTTTCTTAAAATGTTCTTTGTAGTTCATATGGACAAACATCCTTAAGTTATTTTCTTTATAATGTTTAAGTATTTTTTCTTTAGAAAACCTCCATCCAAACTCTTTGAACAAATCAGAAAATTTAACGTACACATGTTTTCCTATTTGTGCTCCAAAATCATTAGGGTAAAATGCTATACTTTTTTGTTTTTTACTTTTTATATGATATAGTACACCGTCCTGGGTTATTATATAAGGAGTATCTCTTATTTGTTTAAACTCTATGCCTTGTACTGTTAACTCTTTGAAGTTTGCTTGAATAATCTTTTCAGCCTCATCCATAACACTTTTGGGTATAGCTTTAAGTAAAGCCTTGTTATCATCATTGTATATAGCAACTTCAATCTCATGTATTTCGTCGTCACTTAGATAATTTATGTTCATGTAACCAAGTTTTATATTTCCACTCAACTACTTCTTTTAGACTTCTTAAACTACAACTACAACCTCTTCTTTTTATTTCATCCCATCCGTGTAGTAACATTTCTGCTTTATAATATGCTTTTAAAGTATCTTTCATAAGAGTTCTGCCAATAAACCTAGGAAAGTCTTCTATCAACCAATACTTATCTTCTTGCGACATTTTACTCATACCAAACTTCTATACGATCAATTATATGATTAATAAGATACCCCACCAAGGAAACTATAGCAGCTACAAAAAGGTCTTGGAAAATCAATAAACCAAGCCAAAAACTCGAACACTTGCTACAGTTTAACGCCTCCTCAACTAAAGAAATAAACGGCACAATAGATAAAAAAGAAAGAAGACGTCTTTTTATTCCTTGGAGTGGGGTAAACCAATGAGATATAAAATTACCTAAAATTCCTGCACCTAATATGTTAAGAAAAGTAATTTCTACCATTAGTTTTGTAATTCTTTTAAATACTTTCTAACTTCTGTTCTTATAGTCTTTACAAATTGAGCTTTCTCTAATGCTTTGCCTTGTTTAGCTTTACGCTCTCTTAGTTTCTTCTTTTGTGTTATATATACTATCACTTTAGGATAAATAAGAGAGAGACACAATAAAATAAGGACTATATTACTAATTAAAAGTACTATTTCAAATGTAAACATGATTTTTTAATTTTTTTTAAAGTTTTACTTAACTGGTTAGATAATGCTGTATATGGTATATCATATCTTTCCGCTATATCTACAAATCTCATTCCTTTTAAGACTCTTTCTTCTACTAACATCTTTTCAAAAGGATCTAAATCTTTTATATGTTCTTTTATACATAACATTAAATCATCGTCTTCATTATCTATAAGTTTAGTTTCATCATACAGATAAGAATCAGGGTATATTTCTCTATGACTATTTTTATGTTTTCTCCACACATGCCAAAACCTAGTTGTAGAACTTTTTAACTGAAAGTTCATAATGAAAGTAATAAAGTTTTCAGCCTTGTTATTTTTACAACTTTCGTATTGAACGTCCAAGGGTTTATTTAGAAAGAACTCTAATGATAAAGGTAGAAGATCATCACCCCATTTGCTATAACCTGCTCCACATACTTTTTTTACGTTTTCTAAAAGTTGAGGATAGATATCAGTTATGTGTTTATCTATAAAAGATTTTTTTTCTTTGTCTGTCATGGCCGTTTATAAGTTAAGAACCTTTATTATAATTAGCAACTGTTTCCGGAAAAAATAAAGACCCACTAAAGAAATTAGCAGGCCTTAAAGAAGTAAAAAAATAAGTAGGAGGAAGAATACATGGCGTTGTAGAGAAAGAAATACCTCCTACATAAATAAATATCTTTAAAGTCTTAATAAATTGAATAAAATTCGTTGATGTTATTTAGTATACCGGCTTCGTTACTAGTTTGATCACTATC